CGGATGATTCTGTGACCGCTTGTCGTGGTTTCGAGACCCAGTTCTCCATCATCGAGAACCCTCTTGCTCTCCGTCCACTCTGCGGTCGTTCCCTTTTTCAGAGTGATTGTTGCTGTTGCCATTCTTTTTCACCTCTTTCTCAAATTGTGTGTGACGTTCCTGCGATGTACTTGTCATAATCGGTCGTGAACGGTGTTCCTCCCTTGACAAGCAGGAGGTCGGTTGATTTTGGTGTTCCTCCATCCACATTGATGTTGATGTCCGTCTCAAGTTCTCTGATGCGTTCATAATAGTCTTTGACTGCTGCCAGTATCGCATCAAGACCGGACTGACTGATGATGATTTTGTTTGCCTCCTCGGTCGCTGTCAGACATTTCTTTGTCTGCTCGATTGCTGCCTCCATCGCCTCGACACATTTTGCAATCGCCTTTGCGGTGTCATCCTCTCTCCGGCTCTCTTTGATTTCTCTTGCCTTTTCAGCAGCCTCTCTCAACCGCTCCTGTGCCTGTCTGACCGCCTCTGCTGCATCAATGGTGTTCTGTGTGTCCTGTGCGATTTGCAGAGCCTCTCTCGCTGCTGCAATGGTGTTCTCCAGTCTTGTATATTCTCCGGAGTGAATGATTTCCGATTCATCCCGCTGTGACGGAAAAATCTCCATCTCAAACGTCGCACTCGTCAGCAATGCACCATTTTGATACAACTGCACCTCACACAATGCTGTTCCGTGAACCTGCAACATGCCTCTTGTGAGAGGAATGAGAGCCTCATTTCCGGACTTTTCTCCATCGTTGTGAACGTGTGTCTTGTCCGGTTTGGTCATGTTGATAATGACCTCCACATTGTCCGGTATCTCATACACGACACCGTCCTCCATGAGCGTCACTCCGATGTACCGTGTTCCCATATCCATCTGTTTCGCTGCAACTGCAAAATGCTGTGTGTCTCCATACAAATCCACTTTGATGTGTCTAATGATTTCCAATTTTCTCACCTCCTCATGACAATTCTTGCTCGGTTCTCTGAACCTCCTCGAATGACAGTCTTGTGTTTGCCAGTTCGACCTTGTTCTTTTCTTTCGTCAACGGGTATTCATAGAATTTCACAATCCTGTGGCTCTCACGGATTCCCGTTGACTTGGAGATTAGCAGCACCGTGTCTCCCAGTGCTATACTGAACACCTCTTTGTACTGTTCTTTTTTCTCCTCGTCCTGCACTGCCTCAACAAGATTGATGATTTCTGCTGTGTACGACCTGTATGGTTTGGAAAGTTCGTCCAGTTTCGCCTCCGCATCCTCTTTCAGTGATTCCGCATCCGTGTATCTTTCATCTTTCCACGTCATCGTTTTCACTTTCTTTGAATACTGGTGATTCTCAACATAATTTTTCCCGTCGATATTCAGCATCAATCCATCTTTCCCTATCGGAATGAGCCTTGTTGCAAAGTCGTATGAGTTTGACTGCACCTGCAACCGCTTGAGGTTCAGACGTTCAATGAAATATGCTCCTCTGTCCTCTCCGTATTTCTCATATACCGAAATTCCCTTGTTCAGAGAATCGAACACCATCTCGCATCTATACGTTGTAATTGCCTGTTGAGCGACATCCCATGCAGAACAGTTCTGCTCTATCCGGATTGTTCTCTTTTTGGAAACATCGCACCGGATGACTTTCCATCCAGTTCCGTCGATTGCCTCTGTTAGACATTCATCGACCGTCTTTTCCACAGTCTCGAATCCCTGCGGATATTGTTTGCCCTCCAGTTCCTCGACGTTCAATGTTCCGGTGCATTTGTACCATTCCCCGCTCGGCTCGACCTGCTTGATAACAAATTCGTCCGTGTCGGTTCTGATATATCCCTCCTCTTTGATGTCCGTCGCATACCTGTTTGTCTTTCGGAACTCGAATGTGATTTCCTTATCTCCAGTCTTGAGAGTGCTTGTGATGCACGTTTCTTTTATTCCGGATAAAATACACACCTTTTCGTGTGAATCATTGTACAAATCCATCTGACCGCCTCCTATAACCACATAGGTTTGTATTGAATTGTTACGATTGCATTTTTATCCGAAAAAATGATGTGATGTTCTTTATCCTTTCCGGTTTTCAGATACGGAAATTCAAACATTTCCACATCTTTGAATTTGTTTTCGCCATCCATTGTTACGAATCCGGTCTCTCCATCAATCACGACTGTCGCACCTCTCGGAATTGTCTTTATTGTTATTTCATCCGAAAGACCGTTGATTTTCATTGTCTCGATGTATTCCAGTGCTGTGATTGTCAATCTGCATGGTGTCCACCTGTTTCCTTTTGTCTCGAAAATTATTTCATTTTTCTCCTGCCACGAGATTGTCACATCGTCGCTAAACCAGTACCCCGTGAACTTGAACGATGACTTGTATCTCTCTTTTGAGATTGTCTTTTCCGGTGCATTCGCTGTCATAAATCCCTTGAATTTTCTCCGATATCCGTCAAGTGTCAAAACAACACCTTTTTGCAGGAGTGCATTGAAGTCGCTAATATGTGTCATGACTTCATCTCTGTCTTTTCCTCTGAAAAGCACCTCAACCGTGATTCCGGACAGTGGTGTATATGTCTCTGATTCTGACGGAATCAAAGCACCCTCGAACATGTCCACTGTCACGGTTGTTTGAGGAGGTGTAAACTCGACCGATAACTGTTTTGCATCAAATTCTCGAATGTCTGTGCTATCTATTTTCATTCCTTACCTCCTCTTTTTGTGTGCTATCGCTAGATTGTCACTCACCTTGTCAGTGGTCACATTTGCGACCTCCTCGCTGTCGATATATGTGTGTACCTCCACTGTTGCATTGATATTCTGATTGATTGTTTGTATCTTTCTGTCAAGTATTGTATTGAGTTTCGCGTAAAACTCTGCAAGTGGCAAGATTGCCTCGTCACCCGCCTCGCCTCCTACCATGAGGCTGTTGCCGTTGATTCCGAACACGGTCGGATTTGTCATAATACCACCGGATTTGTACCACTGAATCGAGAATGACGGGAGCGAACCTTTTCCTCCAATTCCGAACGGTGCAACGCCTCCGGACACGCTGATGTGTGGCAAGTTCAAATGTGGCAATGACCATTTGAAATTGAACGCCGATTTGATTCTTGACAATGCACCTGTCACCGCTCCGTGTGCGGATTCCATCTTTGAGGAGAACGATGATTTGATGCTCTCCATCGCAGACGATGCGGTCGATTTTGCACTCGCTAATTTGCTTGAGAACGCCGATTTGATGCTGTCAAGTTTCCCGCCTGTCAGAGTGTTCGCCGTACTCATGAGAGAGTTCATTGTGTCCTTTACGCCTGTGAACGTAGCAGACACGATTCCCTTGATTCCCCCGCCTTTTTCACTGTATGCAGATTTCATATTATTGAGTTTCGTTGAAACATTGGACTTTGCTGTCTCCATGAGTGAGGTTGCCTTGTCCTTTATGTTCGTGAAATCCGTCGACCATTTCGTTTTTATCTCCGAAACCTTTGAGGAAAATCCGGATTTGATTTCTGTCAATTTATTCGATGTATTATTTTTCCATTCCGTCATTTTTGTGGTGACGGTGGTTTTCATGTTCTCCCAACCTGTTGAAACATTTGACTTGATGTCTGAAACCTTTGTTGAGAAATTCGTCTTTATTTCATTCAGTTTGTTTGATGCGTTGGTTTTCCATTCCGTCATTTTTGTGGTGACAGTGGTTTTCATGTTCTCCCAACCCTCGGAAACCTTTGTTTTGATTTCCGATGTCTTTTCAGAGAATTTTGATTTGATTTCAGAGAGTTTCCCTCCGGATAAATTATCAACGAATGTGAATCCTGCTGAATAATATCCTTTGATTCCCTCCCATCCGGCAGCAACAACGCCCTTGATACCGCCTCCGTTTTCTTCATAGGCGGTTTTCATGTTCCCCAGTTTTTCCTTTGCCGTTTCGGTCGCTGCCGACATGACATTGTGAACCGTGTCCTTTACGCCGTTGAATACTTTCGATGCAGCTTGTCCTATTGTGCTATTTTTTATGTTGTCACCGATTTCCTTGACCTTATTCGTGACCGCCTCTTTCGCTTTCGTGAATGCTCCCGTGATAGTCTCTTTGATTGCATTGAATTTTTCTTTGATGTTGCCCCACAATTCGGACAGTTTTTCTTTGACCTTATCCCAATTTTTATATAGTGCGACACCTGCTGCAATCAGTCCGGCAATCAGTGTTACAATTAAAATAATCGGACACAAGTTCATAACTGCATTGAGTGCCGTTTGTGCCACCGTCATTCCTCCGGTTGTTGCCGTGGCTGCTGTTGTAGCTGCCGTATGTGCTGCCGTGGCTGCTGTTCCTGCCGTATCTGCTGCCGTTCCTGCTGCCGTGGCTGCTGTCTTTGCCGTAATCTTTGCAATTATCTTTGCAGCTCCGGACACAAATTTCTGTCCGGTCGTTACCGTGTCAGAGATTCCCTTTGCCACTTTTCCGAATCCGATTGACAACGGACCGATAGCAGCGACCACAAGACCAACTTTGAGAACTGTTTCTTGCTGTGCCGGAGAGAGCGACGTGAACCATTGTGTCAACTCTTGAATCTTTCCGGTCAATTTTTCAATCATAGGTGCTGCGGATGTCTGTGCTGTGGATGCCAGTGTCGACAACGCCAGTTTTGCGTTGTTCATCGCAACCTTTGCATTGTCAATCGGGTCGAGTGTTCCGTTGTAGGTGTCCTCGACTGTTGAACCGTATTCCTCCATTGATGACGAAAGACTGGTGAGGTCAATTCTGTTTTCACGAATTGCCTTTGTCATTTCCGCAGCACCTTTTTTTCCAAACAATTCCGTTGCAATCTGCATCGCCTCGGTCTCTGTCTTTGCGTTCTTGATGCTGCCGATAGTATCTGACAACGCCTCGTCCATTGATTTTCCCTCTGATGTGGCGTTCTGTAATGCTTTTTTCAGACCCGCCATTGCTTGAGTTGAATCAACACCGTTTGCGTCGAATTGAGCCATCAAATTGATTGCTTGAGGCAATGACAATCCCATTTCTTTGAATTGAGCGTTGTCGAGGACATATCCCTCTAATGTATCAACAGAGATTCCGGTTTCCTGTGCCTTTGCCGTGAGCAATCCTAATAGATTCCCTGTCTGTGATGCATCGACGTTCCACGCTTTCATGATTTTGTCAACTTGGTCAACTGACTGTGTGACGTTTGTTCCGTTGATTGTTGCAAACTGTATGAACTGTTTAGAGGTCTTTTCAAGTTCCGTTCCGGTTGTATGGAATCTTGTGTTGACTTCTCCGATTGCCTCTCCTACCGTTGACATATCCTCCGGCATTGTTCCGAAAACATTATCCGCAGACTTTGTCAATCCCTCAAGTGCCTCTCCGGTTGCTCCGGTCTTTGTCACTATGGTGTCATAACCCTCGTCGAGTTCCGTGAATGCTTTGATTGATGCTGCACCAATACCCGCAATTCCGGCAGAGACAACCGACATTTTCTTTCCGAAACTCTCCATCTTTGTTCCCGCCGTATCGCAAGCGGTCGCAAATTTTTCAAGTTTATTATCTTTTAACTGGTCATTAACATTTTTCAGTTCTGCCTCCATG